CGGCGGTGCGAGACCGCTTCTTTCCGCAACCACGCCACCACGGCGGCATGCTCCTGTTCGGCACCAGCACGGTAGGCCGACTCCACGGCTGCATCCAGCCACTTCCGTAGCCTCTCGTTGTCGGTCACGTCTCCTCCTCGCGGCGGTGCTCCCCGCGTTCGATGCAGTCCGCGAGTTCATCAGCAGGCATCGGTGACATGACCCAGCAAGGCTTCCCGTCTGCGTGTCTGTGCCCGTTGCACTTGACAAGCCGTTCCGGTTCTCCGCGCAGCCACGCCACCACGGCGGCGCGCTCCTCGTTGCGGGCTGCATCCATCGCGTGTCTGACATGCTCGCTGTCATCACGAAGGCGGCAGCGAAGTTGCTCTAGTTCATCGAACGCGTTCGCGAGAATACGAAGCGTTTCGGCTCGTCCATTCGTCATTCCTTCTCCTTACGATGCTCGCCACGCGCGATGATGTCTCGCAGCTGCCGAACGCGAAGCGTTCCCATCAGCAGGTCGTGTGCCTCGGCGACCTCGAGCTCGCTGTCGAGCAGCGCGAGGACGGCGGCGCGCTCGAGGTCACGCCCCATGTCGTAGGACTGCGCGATGTTCTCGTTCTCGACCTCTCGCTTAAGGCTCTCGAGGAACGCAGGGCCGTAGTACACCACGTCCTTGGTCATGGCCACACCCCAGCGCAGAACCACGCAGACGCGATGAACACCATCACCGTCGAACTCCACAGCACCTCCGCGCGGCGCTTCGTCTTCTCCGATGTCGCATCTGCTGGGTTGAGCATCGTAGAAGTGAAGACCACGAGAAAGCGAAGGCTCCCGAAGAAGAGCGAAGACCACGCGATGATCTCGCAGAAGCGAATAAGTTGCGATGTCATGGCTTCACCTCGCGCATGGTGACCTCGACCCGCGGTGGCTCGTTGCCCCAGACGAACCAGGACGCCGCGGCGATGCTGACGATGCATCGGTCATTCTGGACCACGCGGGCGATCTGCATGGCGTCGAGCGTGATCTTCACGACGTTGTCGAGGTCGTGCCGCGAGGTCGCCGGAAGGCGGTACTCGGGCAGTCCCCAGAGGGCGCGCTCGATGTAGGAGGGGCGCGTCTTCGGGCGCGGATGGTAGGCCCGAATGTCGACCTCCCACAGCGGGCTCGTCTCGTCCAGCGGGACGAAGACAACGCCGCCGACATCGCGTAGATGCTGCTGGCGCAGCTGGTGCGCCGCCTCATGCTCCCACGCCCTGGTCGTCTCCGGCGTGCGTGCGGTCCCCGTGGCGCGCGTGAACACGGGACGGCCCTTGCCGCGAGGTTCGAGCAGGATGGTGTAGGTGCGCTCGATCATGGCTTCACCTCGAGCACGTCAGGACCGAAGCGCACCACGCCATCGAGGCGCGCCTCTGCCACCGCCCAGCGGGTAGCGTAGTCGATCATCTTGCGTTCACACTCGGCGTGTCGGGCCTTCTCGTCCTCGAGGGCGCGCTCGGCCGTCTCCAGACGCGTGAGGAGGCTGTCGATGAGCGTGCGCAGCTGCATCGCTTCGTTCATTCCGCACCTCCGTCCTTCATGTAGAGTTCGGCGATGTCCGAGGCCGTGAGGCCCAGAGCCTTGTAGAGCTCCATGATCACGCGAGCGGCCGGCCTGCGGCGACCGTTCTCGTACGCCTTGATGGCGCTGATTCCCACACCGACGAGGTCGGCAAGCTGTGCCTGCGTGAGCCCGGCGGCTTTACGTCTGTCTGCGAGCGATCCCATTTTTCTTTCTCCACGGGTTGACGTTCCGTGAACCCATTTATAGTATGTGGGTGTCGGGTCGTCAACCCCACCCGGCAGAAGGAGATCGAATGACCCTGATCATCATCATGACCGTCACCGGAGGCCACCGCGAGATCGAGGCAAGCGCATACGAAGCCGACGCGATCGCTGAGCGTGAGGCGCTTAATGAGCAGAGCATCGTGGTCACGGTCGAGGACGGAACCTACCGTCTCGTCTCCAGCACCGGCGACTACACGACGCTCGACAGCAGCGCGCTCATCAACCTCGGCCTCGCGTAAGGAGTGATCATGACCATGTACCAAAGCGACAACCTCGGCGAGCTCGCAAAGGCCCTCGCTGCCGCACAGGGCGAGATGACCGCCGCCAGCAAGGACGCCACGAACCCGCACTTCCGCACGCGCTACGCCGACCTCGCCTCCATCATGGACGCGTGCCGCGGCCCCCTCGCGAAGCACGGCCTCTCCGTGACCCAGCTGCCCGGTCGTGACGAGGCGGGTCACGTCACGCTGACGACTACGCTCATGCACGCGAGTGGGCAGTACATCGGCTCTACCATCGGTGTCCGTCCCGCTCAGGAGAACCCGCAGGTGGTGGGATCCATCCTCACGTACCTGCGGCGCTACACGCTTGCCTCGGTCGTGGGCGTGGTGAGCGACGACGACGACGGCGAGGCTGCAAGCCATCCCGTGCGTACTGCAAGCGTCGCTCAGCGCCCCCAGACGGCGCGCACCGAGTACACGCGCGAGGAGCCCACGGTTCCCCCGCCTGACGTGAAGGCGCGCCTCGACGCGACCGCGCAGCGTGTTGCTGACCGCGTGGCGCCAGGCGCAACCGTCGAGTCTTACACCCGCTCCACGCTCTGTTCCGAATGTGGCGGCGCCATGTGGGACAACCGCGAGAAGAAGACGAACCCGAAGGCGCCCGACTTCAAGTGCAAGGACAAGTCCTGCACGGGTGTGATCTGGCGCTACAAGGCCCCGCCTCCGCATCAGCCCATCCCGGGAGGACCGCTCGAGGCCGAGCTTCGAGGCGCTCCACCTCCGTCTGACGACGACATCCCGTTCTAGCCCTACGCATCACTAGGAGGTCCACATGGCCGCTATCGTCACCTGTCTCTCTCCCATTCTCGCCGCCACGTTCTGCGCGCTGTTCGCGTGGTGCGGCGACTACCAACTCGCTCTGTGGTGCCTGCTGCTCGGTCCCGCGGGCATGTTCGCAGCTCCCTACCTCGAGGACGCGCGATGAAGTCCGGAAAGCTCTACATCGACATCGAGACACTCCCTCCGCTGCTGTGGCCAGAGCACGAGCGCACGGCGTACGTCGCCTCGAAGGTCCCCGGGCAGTTTAAGAAGCCCGAGAGCATCGCGGCGTGGTGCCAGGAGAACTATGAGGAGACCTGGTCGCGCGCCGCCCTCGACTGGCGGATCTCGCGCATCGCCTGCATTGGCGTTGTGTGGGAGCCTGATGACAGCGATACCCTGCGCTCTGCGTGCTTCGTGGGCGGTCCCACCGACGAGCAGGAACTCCGCATGTTCACGCAGTTCGCCGACTTCCTCCGCGAGCACAAGGCGTGGGCGGCACACGTCGTCGGGCACAACGTCCTCGGGTTCGACATTCCTCGCCTGCACATCACGTCCGCGCGCCTCGGGCATGTGCTTGCTGGATGGTTCCACGAGCTCAGCGAGGACCATCGCAAGCGCGTAACGGACACGATGCATCTCGCGTTCCCGTCGCGTGAGCGCGTGAGCTTGGCCGACCTTGCCGGTGCCTTGGGCGTGGGCGAGAAGTCAGGGCATGGGTCCGAGGTCCTGCCGCTCTGGCTCGAAGGCCGACAGTCGGACATCACCGACTACTGCCTCAACGACGTATCCATGACCCGCAAGGTCTACCTTGCCCTCAACGGAGTGTACCCTTATGCCGATTCTTGACTGGACCGTGATCGCCATCTCCAAGCCCACGACGCACATCGCATGGACGCACTCCCTGCGCGACGGGGCGCACCTGATCGTCAACCAGAGCGCCGCTGGGCACTACACGTGGGAGCTCATGACGCGTGACCCCATCACTGACCAGCGCGGTCGGGCCTCGTCGCTCGAAGACGCGCAGCGTCAGGCCGAGGGCGCCGCCGTCGCGATGGGCCTCGTGGACGTGAATAGTGCATACACTAGGGGCGAGACCATGGCGAACATGGACCGCGCCCAGGTCGCGAGCCTGATCGACGTGGCGCTTCGGAGTGAGCGTTGAAGCCCCCAGGCCATACCTGCCCGGCTATCGACCGGGCACAGTCCGCTCTCCGTCGTCTCGCGTGGCGCTGCGCGAACCCAGAGCATCAGGGCATCACGCCCGGCGAGGTGCTCGCCGAGGGGCTTGCTGCTCTTGAGCAGGTACGCGAGGAGAACCGGCAGATGCGCGCGGCGTACCACGCGAAGGTCAACCCATGAGGGCGCGCATCCTCGTCGGCGACTGCCGCGAGAGCATGGCGACGCTCGAGGCCGAGAGCGTGGATGCGGTCGTGTGCGACCCGCCGTACGAGCTCGGCTTCATGGGCAAGAAGTGGGACGCGAGCGGTATCGCCTACGACCTCGAGGTGTGGCGTCAGGCGCTGCGCGTGCTGAAGCCCGGCGGACATCTCCTCGCCTTCTCGGGGTCGCGTACCTATCACCGCATGGCGTGCGCCATCGAGGATGCCGGGTTCGACGTGCGCGATCAGATCATGTGGCTCTACGGGAGCGGGTTCCCGAAGTCGCTTGACGTGTCCAAGGCCATCGACAAGGCGGCGGGTGCGGAGCGAGAGGTCGTTGGCGAGCGAGTGCAGGCTCCCAAGTTCAACGTCGCTACATCCGGTGGCACGAACACGGGGTACAACCGTCGATGCGAAGAAGGAGCGCCACCTACGTTCGCAGTCACCGCCCCCGCCACCGACGACGCCCGCCGCTGGTCCGGTTGGGGCACGGCCCTAAAGCCAGCGCACGAGCCCATCTGCCTAGCGCGCAAGCCGCTGGTCGGGACCGTCGCGGCAAACGTGCTGCGGTACGGTACGGGGGCGATCAATGTGGATGGGTGTAGGGTTCAAACGGACGAGGAACTTCGCCGGGCCGTCGGTGGATGGCAGACCGAGTACGTAGGCGGCGAGCAGAAGCCTATCAACACGTTCGATCTTCACCCCGACGGCATACCGGGCCGCTGGCCCGCCAACGTCCTCCACGACGGCAGCGACGATGCGACCGAGGGCCTACGCGACGCGGCTCGGTACTTCTACACGGCGAAGGCGAGTGGAGAGGACCGCGACGAGATGATCGGAGACGTGCCGAAGAACGTGCATCCGACCGTGAAGCCCACCGACCTCATGCGCTACCTCGTGCGGATGGTCACGCCGCCCGGTGGGCTTGTCCTGGACCCATTCACCGGGTCCGGTTCCACGGGGCGCGCGGCGATGCTTGAGGGGATGCGCTTCGTCGGGTGCGAGCTCTCGCCCGAGTACGCCGAGATCGCGCGGGCGCGCATCCGGTTCACGCTCGGGCCGCTCTTCGCGCATCTGGTCGAGTAGTGGTCGCGTGGCTAACCGTGGCGACCATCGTGCTGCTCGTTGGCGCGATGGTGCAGCTGCTCGCACGGGTCGCCGTGTGCGTGCTGCGCGCTATCGTGTCTCGAGCACGTCTACGTCGGCAGAGCGCACGGCGTCGGAGCAGTCACCGCGGACTGTCTCGACCGTGAACTCTGGTCCCCACTCCTGACGCGCCTGCGCGACGGCACGGCGCCAGACGCGACGGACCTGTGCAGCCTCGTCCTCGGCCTCGATGCAAAGCCGATGCGTGGTCACACGCACGCGCACCACGACAGGGTCAACCTCGATGACGTGAGCCGTCAGCGTGAGCCCTTCGGGCCACGCGCAGTCGTGTAGTCGAGGGTCGGCGATGGAGAGCACCTCGCCGACCTCAACCGCACACGAAACGTCTAGCCCTTCCACGACGCGTAAGTCTTGCCGTCCCACGTGAGCGCCTGGCGGCTCTTGTCGCGGGCACGGTAGGGCTCGCCCAGCGAGACGTGAATCCACGACACCTTCCCGCCCGGGCCCTCGAGGATGGCCTGCCCGTAAGGGATGCCGCTCTCCTTCACGATCCATGCGAACACGTCCTCGAGGCGATGCCCCGGCACGACAATGTCCGCGGCCTGTCCGCTCATGTGCTGCGAGGTCTTGCTCCCACCGACCGCCGTGTTCACGGCAGGACCACGAAACGCGCTGTTGATTCGGATGGGCCCAAACTTCGCGCGGATAGGCTCGAGGATGGTGGTGGCGAGCGCCGTGAGCGCGCCCATGCATGCCTGCGCCTCCTGACGATTGACCGCCTGGAGCGCCGTCTGCCCGGTACGCGTGAGCTCATCGAACGAGAAGTGCGGAGACAGGTTCACGGCTTCCTCCCTGCGGGCGCGGGCTTCTTCTTCACGGCCTTCTCGATCTTCTCGACGCGCGCGATCAGCAGCTCGGCGTCGAAGTCGTCGGGAAAGTCTGGCAAGGTCATGCGCGAGGCTTTGGCCTCGACCGCTGCGATACGGGCCTCGAGCGAGGTGTGCGCTGCGATGCAC